TCTCATCCATAAGGTTATTTCTTGTAATTTCATCAATACGGATAGCATTTCTTACAACATCCATATCAATTCTGATGCCGCGATCATTTATTTCCTGATCGAGCCAGTATTCGTTCCAGATAAAATCGGGCACAGGAAATTTATGCAGCTTCTGCTGAATAGCCATTTCTACTTCTACATCACGCTTGTTGTACTCTTTGAATAACAACCATTTACTTATATCGTGTCTGGGAATGTTTCTTGTCCTGCCACAGTTGGATGCTGTGGGAGCACAGGGAATAGAGAAATAACGGATAAGTGCTTTTCCTTCATCCATTTTCTGTTCAGTGAGCTTCAGCACCTCACCGACTGATTTCAGCGACAGCGGCAAACCCATATATGCCGCCCATGTCATAGAGCATTTCCAGCCGTGCGGGTCGAGGTAATCACCGACTGTATCTTCATCTACGCTGTATGAGCTGAAATACTGAGGATAGTTTCTGCGGAGATACACCGAAAGACATATTCTTTCAAACATAGCATTGAATGCCCACTTGGTGACCTTTTCATCAGAAAGAGCCTGCAAAATACTGTCGGGTATCTTCTCACCACGGGCAAGATCAACAACCTGAACAGGACCGTCATTCACTGAATAACCAAACAGCAGTATTTCAAAATTCGGACTTTCAGCGTATTTATAGACACCGCTTTTTGTCAGGTCAACATCCGAAAATGATTCAATATCTATACTGAGCTTCATTAAAAACACCTTCTTCCGCAATTTCCGGACGGTGGGACAGTCCACCGCCGTACTTTTGCTTTTACATTAGTTCAGGAAATCGTCATCATCTTCATCGTCAAGGTCAGCAAAATCATCCTCTGCCCTTGTCTTGCCGCCGAGGGGTTCACCGTCTGCGATCTTCTGAAGATTGTTCAGACCGCAGGCTATACCCTTGTTGCCGTTACTGTTAAAGGCATAGAAGGTAATTGACGCTCTGCCGTAAACACCACTGTAAACCTCTGATGTATCGATGATAGGCTGTCTGTCCGCATCTACGATACCGGGTGCTGTGGGAGAGTTCGCATTGACGAAATATGCGTTCTGGTATGCTTCATCGTCAGGGCGTTCAACATCTCCGTCACGCAATGGTGTTTTGATAGCTGCAAGCGGCGGCACAGATTTTCCGTTGCCCTTGAGCTTTGACTGACCTTCTTCATACGCTGCCTTAATTGCAGCCTTTATCTTCTGAATTGTTACTGTATCAGATTTCGGAATGATAAGGCTGACGCTGTACTTCGGCTTTGCGCCTTCAGCCATAGCCTTGGGTGTCCATACATTTGCATAGCTCCAACGTGTCTGTACTCCTGTGATGACCTTTGTCGGGTTTGTACTCTTTTTCTTCATATTATTTGTCCTCCTCAAAATCCTTTGCAGCATTGGCTGCCGTTTTCATTTCCGGTCTGGCATCAGACTCCGGTACCAGAGCAGGCTTACCCTGCGGTTTTTCAACAAGACCACTGAGAAGCTCTCCGAACTTCTTTTTGCCGAGCATTTTTTCCATAGCTGTAATGCCAAGAACACTTTTGTCGTAGGGGTCGTATCCGGCTTTTATGATGCTTATAACTAAAATAATGTTCCTATAGCCAATATAATTTATTTCAATAATAGTCCACTGTTTTCGTCAAAACAGCATCCTGACCTCCATTGTAAAGTGAGAGCACAGTCTCCCGGAATGGAGGTTATTTTTATGGCTGAACAGAATGTTTTATCAAATACTCATCTTGCAGCATCTTTTAAAGGAATTTCCACAGCACATCTTTTTACGGCTGAACAATTTCAAAAGGATATTGACTATTACAGAGCACAAAAAATAGCAGATGCATTGTTAAACAGTGGACTTATTTCCCTGGCACAATTCAACAAATTAACCGAATTGAACCGTAAATCATTCTCTCCTTTTCTGGCAGAAATAATGCCGGAAACTGTTGATAACACAACAAATCAGAGTTAATATATCACACTGACGAGAGAGGTGATACTGGTGAAAAAAGTTACATTTATCGACAGCACTCAAAAGGGAACCAAACCAAAACTACGTGTTGCCGCTTACTGCCGTGTTTCTACAGACAGCGATGCACAGCTTGAAAGTCTGGAAACACAGAAAATTCACTACGAACAATATATCACAAGCCGTGATGACTGGGCATTTGCAGGGCTATACTTCGATGAAGGTATTACAGGCACAAAAAAAGAAAAGCGTCCCGAACTGCTACGCATGATAGCAGACTGTGAATCAGGCAAGATTGATTTTATTGTTACAAAGTCCATCAGCCGTTTTTCGAGAAACACCACAGACTGTCTTGAGCTTGTCAGGAAACTGCTTGACCTGAACATTCCGATTTATTTTGAAAAAGAAAATCTGAACACAGGTTCAATGGAGAGTGAGCTTTTTCTTTCCATATTGAGCAGCATTGCACAGGGAGAATCTGTTTCCATATCAGAAAACAGCAAATGGTCGGTACAGAAGCGATTTCTGAACGGCACTTATAAAATCAGTTCTCCGCCTTACGGGTTCAGTTGGGACGGTCAGAAGTTGGAAGTCGTACCTGAACAGGCAGAAATCGTCAAATGGATTTTTGCACAGGTGCTTTCGGGTAAAGGAACACAGGCAATAGCCGATGAACTGAATGACAGAAAGATACCAAGCAAAAAAGACGGTCAATGGACTTCCACAACTATATGTGGTCTGATTACCAATGAAAAATATGTCGGTGACGCACTGTTTCAGAAAACATATACCGATTCACAGTTTAACCGGCATCATAACCACGGTCAGGAAAATATGTATTCCATGTCCGAACATCACGAGCCTATAGTCAGCAGAGAAGTATTTGAAACAGCGGGCAGATTGCTTGAACAGCACAGTAAAGAAAAAGGTATCTCAAAGGGCGACAAAAAGTATCAGAACAGATATTGCTTTTCGGGTAAAATCATATGCGGTGAGTGCGGAAATACGTTTAAACGGAGAACACATCAAGGTTATATAGCCTGGTGCTGTAAAACACATATCAAAGATAAAAACCGCTGTCCTATCAAGTTTATCCGTGACGATGAACTGAAAGCAGCATTTGTTACTATGATAAATAAGCTGATATTTGCCCATGAATTGATTCTGAAACCCTACGCAGCGGCCGTGGGAGGTACGGATAAAAACACAGGTCTTCACAGAATAAAAGAACTGCAAACACTTTTAATGCAAAATACCGAACATAAGGAAACATTGACAAAGCTGATGGCACAAGGATATATAGACCAGGTGTTGTTTAACGAAGAAAAGAACAAACTTGTTTCACAGGCAAAGCAGTATCATGCTGAAATAAAAGCACTTCAAAGAGCAGTCAGCGGAAAAATATCATTTGCAGATGAGGCACTTTTTCTCCTGCACTTTACCGAAAAGAGTGCAATGCTGTATGAATTTGACGATGAACTCTTTGAAAAAACAATAAGCCGCATTTCAGTATATTCCAGGCATGAAATAGCCTTTGAACTGAAATGCGGCTTGATATTGAAGGAAAGGATATGACAATATGGGACACACGCCCTATGGGTATATAATCGAAAACGGAAAAGCAGTTATTGATGAAACTGCCGCTGGGAAACTCCGTACACTTTTTGACAAATATCTGAATGGTATGAGCCTGCAGACAGCAGCAAAAGCAGCCGGAATTGAAACCTATCATGGTACGGTAAAAAGAATAATAACGACAAAACATTATATAGGAGATGAATTTTATCCTACCTTAATAGATGAAGTAACTTTTGATAAAGCACAGGAAGAATTGCATAAAAGAGCCGCTTCACTTGGCAGACTGAACAGGACAGCAAAAAAACATCAAATCGAAGTACATACAAAATTCTCAATTCCTGACATCAGACAGCAATTTAATAATCCGAAAGAGCAGGCAGAATATCTGTACAGCCTTATCGAATGTGAGGTGTGATAATGGGCAATATAACAGTCATTCCTGCTAAAAGGCAGGTCGGAAATAATATCACTCAGGAAGAAAAGCCGAAGCTTCGTGTAGCCGCTTATTGCCGTGTCAGCACGGACAGCGATGAACAGGCATCAAGCTATGAAACACAGATTTCACATTATACGGAGTTTATTCAGAAAAATCCAAACTGGGTGCTTGCAGACATATTTGCAGATGACGGCATATCAGGAACTAACACAAAAAAGCGTGATGAATTCAACCGTATGATAGATGAATGTATGTCAGGGAAAATTGACATGATTATTACAAAATCAATCAGCCGATTTGCAAGAAATACGCTTGACTGTCTAAGATACATACGGCTTTTGAAAGAAAAGAATATCCCTGTTTTCTTTGAAAAGGAAAACATCAATACGATGGATTCTAAGGGCGAGGTTCTGCTTACCATAATGGCTTCCCTTGCACAGCAGGAAAGTCAGAGCCTGTCGCAGAATATCAAGCTCGGCTTACAGTACCGTTACCAGCAAGGTCAGGTTCAGGTAAATCATACTCGTTTTCTCGGATACACAAAAGACGCTGACGGGCATCTGATTATAGACCCGGAACAGGCTGAAATTGTCCGACGCATTTACAGAGAATACCTCGAAGGCAAAAGTATGGATAAGATTGCAAAAGGGCTTGAAGCGGACGGCATTTTAACAGGTGCAGGCAAAAGAAAATGGTGGACAAGCACCATCAACAAAATTCTCCGTAACGAAAAATACATAGGCGACGCACTTCTGCAAAAGACCTTTACGATTGATTTTCTTTCCAAAAAGAGAATAAAAAATAACGGCACCATGCCGCAGTACTATGTTGAGGGCGACCATGATGCCATTATATCAAAGGAAGTATTTTTATTGGTGCAGGAGGAGCTTGTCCGCAGAAGGCAGGTGCAGACTGTTCCAAGCGGCAAAAAACGCACCTATTCAGCGAATCATTGTTTTGCACAAATCGTTTTTTGCAGTGAGTGTGGCGAACTGTACCGCAGAGTGCATTGGAACAATCGTGGCTGTAAATCAATCGTATGGCGGTGTATCAACCGATTGAACGGAACGGGAAGTGCCTGTCACAGCCGGACAGTCAACGAGGAGCTTTTGCGGAATGTAGCATTACAGGCTATCAATCGGGTACTCTGCAAAAAAGACGATTTTCTGAAAACGCTCCAGAGCAATATTACAGCTGTGATAACGCAAAGCGATATGCTTTCCCCTGAGGTCATTGATGAACGACTGCACGACCTGCAAAGGGAACTGCTGAAAAAAGCTAATCAAAAAGAAGATTACGATGCTATTGCAAATGAGATTATCCGCCTGAAAGATATGCGGAAGCAATCAGAAGTTGACAGTGTTGTCAAGGATGAACAGATGAAAATCATCACCGACTTGCAGGACTTCATCCGTGAGCAGCCTACTGAGATAACCGAATTTGATGAAACACTTGTCAAAAGGATGATTGATAGAATTACAGTTTTTGATGATTATTTTACGGTGGAGTTTAAGTCGGAGGTAGTTATTGAGATTGAGGGATAGCATATTATACATTCGAACAATTATTTGTCAGCAGAAAGCCTTACGTACTGTAAGGTTTTTGATTTTATATTTTACAGCACATAGTTTAAATCAATGTTAATTGGGACTCAATATTTGATTGGACTTTTCTTATATTAACTTTATCTTCTTCTCCTATATATCCACAAATAAGTGGTGATTCAGGAATGTGGGAAGAATGATTCTTTGAAGCAATACTTGGATTGAAATTTGCATAACAGTAAGCACATCCATTCTTACAGGTATTATACATACCGATATCAATGCTTTCAATACAACCGCATACTCCTCTTTGATTTTTGTCCTTGCCAATTTTAAGAGTATAATTGCCTAATCGTTCCAATCTTTGTTTATCAATACAACATGCGTGGCTTATACCCAATGATGAAAGATCGTATTCTTCAGCACAGGTATCAATATATATTCCCTCGTTTTTCGCTACTGAAATAAAGAAACTCATAAGCTCAAGAACTTCATCATTAGATAGAGTTTGTATATTGAGACGTTTGGTATTACGAGCGGTATTTTTATATAGATCAATAAAGCTAACGGTACACTTTTCAGTAAACTTACTTAATTTGGAACAAAGTGCCTGAAAATATTTTTTATGATATTCAATAGTATAATGTTCATTTATAAAAATAGGATCATATCTCCACACTACTCGTTCTTTGCCAATGATGGAAGATAGCTTCTGAAAAGAAGGGATGATAAAATCATTCTTTGATGGAACATTTGGTTCCACATCTTTCCCATAAGCATTTAATGTGAATTGAAAATAGTATATGTACTTTTCTAATTCCAACATTCTGTCAATCATAGGGATAGGATTTTTTGTCCAGAACACTATACCGTCAACTACATTTGGAGACAGATCTATTTTACTGATCTGATGAATGTTCATCGGATTACGAACGCAGACATACCCTTCCTTAATTCTGTTGAAAAACCACTCCGAATAGTATGTTGGTATATCTGTTCGTCTGCTTGCACTTATAATCATCAAATCACCTCTATTCTATTTCTATTATTAATTGTGCAGATTCACAACTAAGTGGGACGCAGTATTCCTGTTGAAAATCCCATGAACAATCAAACAATATATTATTTTTCGGATACATTTTTGACTTATAATAATATTGATGATCCTTAAAGCGCATCCTTTCACCGGATATTTTATAACCTTTATCATGTAGCTTCTGCGCAAGATCTATAAACTCATCTCTTCCTGTATTTATACTGTCCGCATCATTAATTATTATGAGCATAGGTGAATCAGTTGGTTTATTTGCCACAACATATTCAACCAAATCATCAAACAAATTACTTACAACAGATGAGCCGCGTGAATAAAGATACGATATTAAATACTCAACAATTACAACATTGTAGCTCTCGTTGCTCAGTGTTGGAATATCATGTTTAACGTCAAAGTTTGTGGTAAAAGACGCACGAGGATAGAGTTCTGATATTTTTGAATGAATGTCATTCCAATATGTATTTATATCAACGCCATGATAATAAATCCGATTATTGCTATCTGAACAGTAATCAAAAGCCATTAAGTCAGCAGCACCGCCACATCCAAGCGACAAAATGTTGAAATAAGGATACCTACTCAGATCAATTCTATCAAGAGCATATATTATTTCTGAACAATATTTGTAGGAGTATCTGCACAGATAATAGTATAGTAACTTTTCACAATCATATTTGGAGCGAATTCTGTTATGATGAAAGTGAATATCATCAAGACATTCTTTGCAGTTATGATTGCAACTATGTCCTGTACATGAAACACATTGATAATCAGAATACATCTGGTCACAATAATCTATCATTTGCTCTAATAAACCAATTCCCATATTATAATCCTTTCTTAATATAATTTTAAAATGCTTATTTCAGGAGTAAAGAAATAAACGATAATTTATCGTATCAATCGGATATGGTAGCCTGACCGTTCATCAGCATCGGCAGAAGCCAGTCACGGAGGGCTGTCAGTTTTGCAGTTTCCGAAGAATTGTTATTGATTTCAGCGAAT